CCACGACTTCCCGCTTTCGGAAATTCGTGGGGATTTCGAGTGGGTCATCGAAATCTATAGGGGCATACCCTATCATTTACTCTATGTTTACAAATTAATTTCAACCTTCTTCTTACGTCCACGCTTAGCCTTCGCCGCTGGCATTTTAACTTCCTTTACTTCATCATCACCTTCATCCACAGCCCCACCTTCTGACACAATGTCAGATATATCGTCACCGTCATCGGGAACATCGGGGGTATACTCGACGGTTTTCTGCATGGGTGTCGTGTTCATGGGTGGTGTTGGGGGCATCATAATACCTCCCATCAAACTGGAAATGTCGAGTCCGGGTCCCTTCATCTCATATTTTTCACCGCTGGACGCCGGGGGGGATGTCTGGTTACCATTGGCCATGGTATTTTGAACCGCACTCATCATGTTATTTACCAAATCGGGATTTTGTTTCATGACATCATTCATATTTGGCATGACCTGTTTGAACATACTGTTCGTGAGATGGAACATCATCGCACTTCCACCAAGCATCATGATGAGCTTGACTTCGGGGGCGATATTCATCTTCGTGCGGTACTTCACAAAAAGTTCTTCAAACACTTCATCGTAATCATCCTGTGTCTCCATGACATTTTCCGACCAACCTTCGAGCTGAATATCGAATGGGTTGTACCGCTTGTTCAAGAACTCTAAACCGGTGACACACGCAATCAACATACGTCGGGAAAATTTAACCGATTTATCAACCTCGATACTGTACGTAATACGCTTCACCTCTGTTCGGAGTTCATCCACGGGTGAATACGCATTCAGACGCTTGTTCACGTTAAACCCTCGCTTCTCTAAACGCCCGAGTTTGTTTACGAGGTCGGACTTCTCCTCGTCGATCGTCTTATAACCAGGTGAAGGTGTATCTTCGGGTGGTTCCATTGGACCGTAGTCCATACTGGGACCGTTATCATATGGTGTTTCGTCTATGTATTCTCCGTGATCGACAGGCTCTTCCATCCGAGGGGGTGCTGGAATATTTTGCTTCACTGGATTCGCGAATGCGTCAACATCTTCTTGAAACCCCGCCGCAGGTTGAGGTTCACGACCATGCATTCTTTGTATGACAGGTGGCGCGACTGTCCGTGGTCGTGTAAAATCTAGTTGGATCTCATCCATCATGGCTTGTTCGTTATCACTTAACTTCATGACAGAGGTGTCCCCTCTGTCCAGAATAATTTCACCGTCCATTACTCTGTATAATGAAACTAATCTTTTCTCTTTAACGCACTTAATAAAAAAAATGTCAGTACATAGTACATGAAACTCGATAAAACTAATCGGTCGACACTCAAAGCTATCGCTATCACTATCGTTTTGATTTTGATTATTGCTGCATTATCGAAAAGTAAGGTAAGTATGTACCAGCCCAAATCTATCAAGATCCAACCTGTAACGGAAGAGCCATTCACTGGTCTTAAAAGCAGTGCGGAATGTCTGAATGACAGTGTATACTCGACGAGCCTCGGTGGTGTGTGCGGTGGTCAGAAACTCGTCCGCGACCACGCGAACTACAAAATCGTAGATTAGAAATATAGTCATCATTTCCCATTTCCAATTAAATTTATACCGAATTTTTAAGTGGATAATTTCTGTGTGTATTATAAATGGCTCTCATTACAGCGCCTCAGCCGACCATCCCCGACTTTGAACATGAATATCACACGGTCATCGTAGATACTTTCGATCAACCATCTTCTCAGTATTCCAATGGAATAAACGCCCTTTTACCCACACCCCTGGAAAATGTTATCCAGGTTGAATTACTTGCTGCTCGGTTCAAGGGTATCGGTGCGAGTACCGAACTTATTCACGTTTCGATTGATGAGTTGAAAAATACATTCTTCCAACGCGCGAAGAAAGATTTAGATGTTAGTGGCCACAATAGTATAAACGGATCTTTCGGTTCGATCGTCACAACCGGAAACACAACACTTACTTTTAAGAATGAATACCCTATCTCTCAACAATATTTGACACCCATTCGTAAACTCGATAGGTTAAATGTGAAACTGTACAAGCAAGATGCTGTCGATATTTTGGCTACTGCTCAAGTGTTTTTGGTGTTTAATTTTGTATGCAAGAAAAGGAACTTGATGTGATCGTTTCAGGGCGTTACGTGTATACAATTTAAAAAATACCATTATTATAATAAGTATGTCATCCGGAATCGTACAGCTCATAGCGGTCGGCGCTCAAGATGAACATATTATCGGAGACCCTGAAATTTCTTTTTTCACGTCGACGTTCAAACGACACTCTAACTTTTCACAGTCTCTAGAGAAACAAACAATACAAGGGGCTGTGAAAAATAATTCCATGTCATCTATCCGGTTCGAACGAAACGGTGATTTACTCGGGTATACATACTTTACAATCGATAATAACACAAATTCCGTCGATATTCAGGATTGGGGTAGGGTAATCGATAAAGTTGAGCTTCTCATCGGCGGACAGGTTATTGATGTCCAGGATCATGATTTCACTGAAAAGATTGCTATCGATACGTACGCACAAAATGTTACTAAAAGTTCTAACGGTACACACCCCGGTGCGAGCGCCCGGTCATACTTCTACCCACTTCGTTTCTTTTTTTGTGAAGGTCCCCAGTCCGCTATTCCACTCGTAGCTTTGCAGTACCATACGGTCGATTTGCGAATTTATTGGGGTCCCGAAGCGAGTAATTATAACGTAGAAGCGTATGCGAACTATTACTACCTTGATAATGAAGAGCGGGGTATGATGACTTCACGTAAACATGATATTCTCATCACACAGGTACAGAAAAACATCCCATCTGGTGAACTCGTACAAGAACTCACGTTCAATCACCCTGTCAAGTATATCGCATGCTCCAATACAAATTCAGAAAGTACACTCACATCGATCGATAACAAGATTAAGATGAGTATTAACGGTACTGATATAGGGGCGTATAAATTCGCGAAACCGCATTACGTTGATATCATGAGTTATTACCATACAAACTTCGTGACGTCACCCGATTTCTTCCTTCATTGTTTCTGTCTAAACACGAGCTCACTTCAACCGTCAGGTTCGCTCAACTTCAGTCGTTTAGATTCGGTTAAGATACATAGTGAGACGAAACCGTTAATCGACCCCATATATGGTGTAAACTATAACATTCTCAGGGTGAATAACGGTATGGCAGGGCTCATGTACGCGAATTAAAATGCGACACTATATTAATGCCGAAGAACTTGAGTACTGTCGGTGGTGCCACGAAACTTCGGTTCGGTAAGAACTGTCGTGAAGATCAGGCGGAAAACTCGATTGTATTCAATGCGAGTGAAGAGAAAATAGATGCGACTGGTGCGAGTGGTGTGTACATCACTCCACTCGAATTAGCGTCTGAATTTGCCGGTGTCGGCACGGATGACACGACCAATACGTTCGTCGCGTACAATCAAAGTACGCATCAGCTTTTTAGGACACAAGTCCCTTTATCTATTTCAGCACTTTCATCTACCGGTGGTGAAGATGGGGATCTAACTGTAACAGGAAACCTCGTCGTATATGGAAACGTGACATCGGTCGGTACAGTCGCTAATATTCATGTCACCAACACGACAATCAAAGATGGACTCGTCGAAATAGGTACGAATAATACCGATTTAGCTACGTTTGATCTGGGACACATTCTCAATCGTGGACCGAATGGTTCGAACGTCGCTGTGGCATATGATGCGAGCGCTACGGAACTCGCAATCGGATACACGGACGATAGTGCGATGGAAGTGACACAGGTTACAGTCAATGACGCTGAAACCATGAACGTTCACGTGTACGGTAAATTGTACGCAAACTCGAACATCGGGGCTGCGAATACAGCACCCGTACACACACTTTCGGTAGGTACGAAGTGCTTCATCGAAGGTGACGGAAACCATTCAAACGTTATCGAAGCGCGTGGCAATACGTACACGACCGGGAACGTATACGTCGAAGGTGGTCTCATCACGAATACGGGTGGTGTCACTAAAAAGACATACAGTCACCAGGGTACGTACGCTACCAACGCCTCAGTCGCAGATGCGACACTCACACTGACGTTTTCGAGACACGCGTTTTACGCTAAAATTGTCGCACAACTCCTCGATAATCTCGATACAGAGGTGAGTACGATGACCCTGGACATAGCCGGCGGTGAGCGTGGTGGTGACGCGACCCCGTTAGCTATTGCGATGGGACCCATGTCTATTTTTGGAAATACAAACACGAACCCATGGAGTTCTACCGTGACCGTAGCACCCACTACAGTTGCTATTAAACCTTCGTTTAATTTGACTTCACCCGGTAATTACAATATATTTGTCGAATACATTTCCCGTAACACGGCAGGTGAACTTACGAGTTTGACTGTAGGTACGGGTACACCCATAGAATTCGGATACTAAATACACTCTCTCCAAATGACCTGTTCGTCATTTGCAAAGATGTTTTTTATATAAGCTAACTATAGATGGCGCTTACGAACGTCCAGTTAGTTTCAGGAAACCTCACCACAGGTGGAGATGATCCTACATTTTACATCGATCGGGTTAATAACAAAGTTGGAATAGGAGATGTACCTGACACGAGTGGTGACGATTCGTCAAACGTTCTACAAGTTAATGGAAGTATGCTCGCAACAAAGTATCACGGTGATGGATCCAGTCTGACAGGTATTGAGAATTCACAGTGGTTACACAATATATCCGATTCCACTAAAATTTACTATAACGGTGGAAATGTTGGGATCGGGGTGACGGACCCGAATTATAATTTGCAAGTGAATGGAACCTTAGGACAAAATGGTAAGGAACTTTATGCTCAGAGACGCTGGGAAATTGATTTAACGGCGCAGACTAATACTAGATTTTACCCAATTGAATTCAAACATCCAGTTCTTGAAGGAACGCCGGATTTACCTGACATGTACCCAGTTCATTTCAAAGTATTCGGCGAATCTTTAGGTGCCGCTGACCCTTATAACGAAAATACATTAGTGGGCTATGCTAGGGCTAGTGGCTGGACAGATCACGAACCCATGTACGATGTTCATATAAAACGGTATTCTGGTGGCGAAACACGATTTCAGGGACTTTATGAAGGAACTGGGAGTTACGTAATTGGTTTTGTGATTTATATGCGTGGTGGGTACAGGTATTCTGCTTTAACTGACGCATCTGAAGTTGTCACACATACTTCCGTATTCACATACGGTACCTCGACTTTCGCTCTTAAAAATTCAAATGGTGGTGATGTTTCCGGAACTTCTGCAGCTATCAGCCAATTAGTCGATATTGGGGGATCAACACAGAGAGGTCAACGTTGGATGAGCGATAATCTATATGTAACTGGTGACATTTACGCAACCGGTGATGTCACGGCATCTTCTGATAGACGCCTCAAAACAGATATCAAACGCATTGAAGGAGCCCTTAATAAAGTACGTACCCTCGGGGGGTATACATTCACGAAGAACGATAATCCGTCAACTGGTCTCATAGCACAAGAGGTTCTTGAAGTTCTTCCAGAGGCAGTCCACGGGACAGAGGAAACGTACTATTCAATTGCCTATGGTAACATGGTTGGAATTCTCATAGAAGCTATAAAGGAGCTCTCGGATGAAGTCAAAGAACTCAAAGAAAAAATAGGCTAATATAAATGACGAGCTTAAACACTGTCTCGACATTGTTCGGTGGTACGGCACCTCACGGCCTCAAAGAATTATATGGAGTAAATTTCAGTGGTGGTGGGTCGGCACCCGCGTCAGGTCCTATTAATTTACGAGCGTTTAATGGTAAAAACCCATCCCGTTTCGTTGAACAGCGTGTAAAATTGACCGCATCCGACCCCGCGAACGGTGACAAATTTGGAAGTTCCGCGGATATTGACGGTGACACGGCTGTGATCGGATCGATCGCGAACGATGATCATGGAACCAATAGTGGGTCCGCGTATATTTTTACTCGTGATACAGCTGGGGACAATACATCCAGCTGGACGCAGCGTGTAAAACTGACAGCGAGTGACGCTGCTGCATTTGATTATTTTGGTGGAAATCAAAGCCGCGACGGTGTAGCGATAGACGGTGACACGGTAGCCATATCAGCAGTGGGAGATGATAGTAAAAGCAGTCGTGTGAAGGTCGGTGGAGCTGTATATGTATTTACCCGCGATACACCCGGTAGCCTCACCTCTGGTTGGACACAACGTGCAAAACTAGTACCGAGTGACACTGCTTCGCGTGATAATTTCGGTCTAAGTGTATCTATCGACGGTGACACGATGGTGGTAGGCTCATATGGAACTAGTTACAGGGGAGCGGCGTATGTATTCAGACGCACTACACCCGGTACCCTTACATCTGGATGGACGCAGGTCACCAAAATGACAGCGAGTGACCCTATTAATAATGCCCTGTTCGGTATCAGCCTCTCACTATCTGGTGATACGGTGGTGATTGGGGCGCGCTCTAACGATTCCGCATATATATTTACCCGCGATACACCCGGTAGCCTCACCTCTGGTTGGACACAACGCGCAAAACTAACAGCGAGTGACGGTGTTTCGGGTGATCAGTTCGGTGAGAACGTATCGATCGACGGTGACACGGTTGTTATCGGAGCGAATAGAGATGACGATGACGGAAACGATAGTGGATCTGTGTATATATTTACCCGAGATACACCCGGTAGCCTCACATCTGGTTGGACACAAGCCGTAAAACTAACAGCGGATGATGCGAGTTCTCCCGATGACTTTGGTGTTCATGTTACAATCGAGGGGGGTACAATTGTCGTTGGGGCGAGATTTAAATCTGTCAACGGTTATTCTCTTATCGGATCTGCATACGTGTTTACGCGCAATGCGGCCGGTAATTGGACACAAACCTCCAAGTTTGTAGCAAGCGACGCTACTTTGAGTAACTCCCCAACTTTCGGTGATACCGTCGCAATATCCGGTGACACGATATTGGTATCAGCATCTGGAACTGGAGGCCCAGATGGAGCTGGTGCAGGGTTACCAGATAGTGGAGCCGTTTATATTTTCACGTTAGAAATTACTCCCATTAATCCGTAGAGATAATTCCTCCAAAGTGAACCTTAACTCACATAAAATGCACTACATTTTATCTAAGCTAATATAAATGGTCGCGACGACGAGCCATATATTTTCAGGGAAGGTCGACATCGCGAGTAATCTACAAGTTGGATCCTCGCAATTATTCGTCGATACCGAAAATAATAGGGTCGGTATAACCACGGCTAGTCCAGACGCGACTCTGCATGTAAACGGGAACGTATACGCGACGAGGTTCGAAGGTGACGGATCACTTCTCACCGGTATTGAACTCGATTCAAATTTAGAAGAAATTACAAATACCGGAAACGTCACATCGAACGCGGTTCAGTTTACGAATCCTGACACAGGTATTATCACGACCGGTAATGTCAGTGTCGGAAATAAACTCTCCGTGGCTAGTCTCACACCCGGAAGTGTACCGTATATAGACGGAGATAACACACTCGCTGACTCTCATATCACTCAGGGTACGGATAAGGTCTCGATCACATCAAATCTCGAAATCACGGGAAACATACTCGTGAGCGGAGAAACCTATAAAATCGATTCACAATCCCTTGAAGTGAAGGATCGTATCGTCGGTATCGCATATGATAACACGTTAAGTGGTGCCGATACGGGTATTCTCATGGAGTACCCCACGAAAAACATAGGTCTCATACACCACGGCGCATCGGGTAATCCCTACGCACAGGAATTCACGATCGGGTATACACAAAATACCGCGACCGATACGACAATACTAAATGACCCGACCAATAAAATCACTGTGAACGTTCTCGGTGACCTCCACACACAAAATAACATGACTGTCGATTCGGGTGGGAGTTATTTCGGAGACGGTACGACCCTTACGGGTGTTGCCCTAGAGACCGATATGACGAGTAATGCTGCGCGTATCACAAACATCGAATCTGTCAATGGGACGCAAACTGGGTTGATAACGGGTTTACGAGCCGACATGACTTCCAACGCATCTCGAATGACCACGCTAGAAACTGCAAATACAGTACAAGCTGGATTAATTACGTCGATTAAATCAGACGTAACATCCAATACCACACGTATTTCAACCCTTGAAGCAGCGAATACGGTTCAGGCGGGTTTGATTACTGTCATAGAAACTGATGTTTCGGATAACGCTGCGCGTATCACGACCCTCGAAGCGGCGAATACGGTCCAATCGGGATTAATCACTGCGATAGAAACTGATGTAACATCTAACGCTGCGCGTATCACGACCCTCGAAGCGGCGAATACGGTTCAGACAGGGTTAATTACTACCATAGAGGCTGACGTAACTGATAACGCCGCGCGTATCACAACCCTCGAAGCGGCGAACATTGTTCAAGCGGGGTTGATTACCGCTATTGAAACTGATATCACCGATAACGCTACGCGTATCACGACCCTTGAAGCGGCGAACACTGTTCAAGCGGGGTTGATCACCGCTATTGAAACCGATGTCGCGGATAACGCCGCACGTATTACGAACCTCGATACAGATCTGAGCGATAACGCCTCTCGTGTGACCGTGTTAGAAGCCACCGACGCGGTCTATGCTGGTCTACTTTCGGGTCTCCGAACGGATTTAGATGATACATTCATTACGAAAACGTCTGATTCGACTATTATCAGTTCAAATCTCGAAGTGACAGGTAATATTTTCATGCGGGGTGATCGTTTCGTCATCGAATCTGAAACGACATTGATCAATGATGCGATCATAGGGATCGCCAATAATAACACGGTCTCTACGACTGACGTGGGTATTCTCATGCAGCGTCCCACCGCGAATGTCGCCCTCGTACACCACGGAGGAACAGATACATTCACAATCGGGTATACACAAGACACACTTGAAGCGACTGATATAACGAACGATACGACGAACGAAATCAACGTGAACGTCCTCGGTCAATTGCATGTTCAGAACAATATGACGGTCGGTACAGGTGGCAGTTATTACGGTGACGGGACTACACTCACGGGTGTTGCTCTCGTGAGCGACGCTGCATCGAATGTTACACGAATTGCGAACCTGGAAACTGCGAATACAGTCCAGGCAGGATTGATCACTACTTTAACGAATGATCTTTCGGATAATGCTGGGCGTATCACGACCCTCGAAGATGCCAATACAGCCCAAGCGGCGTTGATAACCGCTATCGAAACCGATATGACTTCCAATGCGACCCGAGTTTCAACACTCGAAAGTGCGAATACAGTCCAAGCGGGGTTAATCACCACTTTGACCAATGACATTTCGGATAATGCTGCGCGTATCACGACCCTGGAAGATGCGAATACAGTCCAAGCGGGGTTAATCACCACTTTGACCAATGACCTTTCGGATAATGCTGCGCGTACCACGACCCTGGAAGATGCTAACACAGTCCAAGCGGGGCTAATCACCACTTTAACCAATGACCTTTCGGATAATGCTGCGCGTATCGCGGTCCTTGATACCGATATGACCTCTAACGCCGCACGCGTTTCAGACCTTGAAGCCGCGAATACAGTTCAAATGAACCTCATCACTGCGATAGAAGCCGACGTGACCTCTAACGCCACACGTGTGACAAACCTCGAAGCTTCAAACGTGGATATTTGGTCAAACCTCGCGTCGAACGTTACGCGTATCGCGACTCTCGAAGCCGCAAATACGGTTCAAGAAACTCTTATTACGGGGTTACGAACGGATATGACTTCCAATTCTGGACGCATCGACGCGTTAGAACCACGCGTGACAAACCTTGAAGCTTCAAACGTGGATATATGGTCAAATCTCAACCAACTCACACTTGATGATGTCGTTAATGTCAATAACGCGACATCGAACACGGTTCGGTTTACGAACGCGACCACTTCACTCACCGCCTCGGGGAATGTTACGGTCTCCGGGAACGTGACATCGACTACAGCCTTGATAAGTAACGCGGTCACGATAGGAACCCCGAAAGAGTTTATCGTTACGGTAAGTGGTGGATTTTACTTCGATGGTGATAACTTACCCTCTCTAGAATTATATCAGGGTCAGACGTATATTTTTGATCAATCCGATTCCAGCAATGGAAGTCACCCCCTCGCGTTTGCCACGGCGTATCGTCTCCCTTTCCCAAATAGTTCAGAACTATATACCACCGGTATTACGAGTGTGGGTACACCGGGAAGTGCCGGAGCTAAAACGACGTTCGTCGTACCATTAAACGCTCCTTCTTCAATTTACTATTACTGTACAACTCACGGGGCTTCACTGGGAAGTAGTACACCTTCTTCTATTTTATCCACGGCAGAACTCTTCGTGTCGGGTCGAGTCGTCGCCTCTGGGAACGTAGAAGCTTCTAGTTTCATTGGTGATGGCTCTCAACTGACGAACATCGCTTCGAACTTACAGGCAATCACAGATAACGGTAACGTTACGTCGAATACGGTACAGTTTACAAATACTGGTACGAGTCTCGTGGCTTCGGGTACGGTGGAAGCTGTTTCGTTCGTGGGTAGTGGGTCACAATTGACCGATATCGCATCGAACCTCGAACAAATCGTAAATAACGGTAATGTCACGTCTAACACGATTTTACTTACCGATGCGACAACTGGTTTAGTGGCGACTGGTAACGTAGAAGCCCTTAAATTTATCGGTGACGGTTCGGCATTGACGAATATCGCATCGAACCTTGAACAAATCGCGAATAACGGTAATGTCACATCAAATACACTTTTACTTACCGATGCGACGACTGGTTTAGTGGCCACCGGTAACGTACACGCGCTGAAATTCATCGGTGACGGTTCGGCATTGTCAAATCTACCGACAGCCGGTGTTTGGCAGGAAAAGGGAGACGGTGAAATCTATTTCACGGCGAGTAACGTCGGTATTTCAAACGCTGACCCGGGACACAATTTGAGTGTTGGGTCGAACCTTTATGTGGATGATGACGGATCCAATGTTCTGGTGGTCACGGGTAATGTGAAGGCTGATTACTTCTCGGGTGACGGAAGTCTCTTAACGAACCTCCCAAGTGGGACAGGTGGTGTTTGGAGCACAAACGATTATGATGAAATCTATTTCATCGACAGTAACGTCGGTATTTCAAATGCCGATCCGGGACACAATTTGAGCGTTGGTTCGAACCTTTACGTAGACGATGATGGGTCGAACGTTCTCGTGGTCACGGGTAATGTGAAGGCTGATTACTTCGTGGGTAACGGAAGTCTTTTGACGAACCTCCCGAGTGGGACAGGTGGTGTTTGGAGCACGAACGATTATGATGAAATCTATTTCATCGACAGTAACGTCGGTATTTCAAATGCCGACCCGGGACACAATTTGAGTGTTGGGTCGAATCTCTACGTCGATGATGATGGGTCGAACGTTCTCGTGATTGATGGAAATCTTTCGGCGGAATCCATGACCCTCGGTGGAATTGGTATCGTTCCATCGTATCCCTTGAGCTCCGTGACCGATACGGGGAATGTCACCCCACATACGATCGAGTTTACGAATGCGATTACTGGTCTCGTCGTCGATAGTAACATCGTCGTCGCGGGGAACGTCACTGCTGCGTTCCTTTACGGTGACGTGAGTAACGTGACTGGTATCACAGCGAACCTTCACCAAATTGTCGAAAACGGAAACGTGACTTCAAACACGGTTCAGTTTTCGAATGCGACTACTGGTCTCGTCACCACTGCGAACGTGGAGGTTGGTGGGGATCTCACTGTGACTGGGAACGTCTCCGACTTGAACGTAGTTTCCAACGTGAACATGCTCCACACCTCGAACACAGCCGCCCTAAAAGTCAACTCCAACGTGGTCATGGAGTTTAACCGCTCCAAAAAGCTTATTAAGTATCCGAGGGTGGCTATGACGAGTGGACAATCTGGATTGAGTGGGGGGTACACACAAGATGGATACACTGTGGAAGCGTCGAGTGAACTCACAGAGAGTGGTGTTCTTTTCGCGGCTTCAAATGCGTTCAATAGTATTCAAGCCTATCAATCAACTGATTATGCATGGTCGTCTGCAGCCAATAGGTATGGTACGGGTGGCTTGGCTACTAACGGCACTTCCAAAGATACTTTTCAGGGTATAGATGGTTCGTGGATAGGTTTAACGTTACCAATTGCTATTCGTTTAGATCATATACACCTGTATAATAGAGCTGAAAATACCGGTCATGTATGCCCTGCTAAATCTGGTATAATCTGGGCAAGTAACGATGGAACTTCATGGTATAGTATTTTAAGTTTTGATAACCTACAAAAAACTGATGGAGCTTTAAATGTTTTACAAGTAAACAGTACCAACTTTTACAATCGTTACAGAGTTCAAATAACCGCAAATAACCCCGACCCTGTAAAGACGGCGGTAATGATAGGAGAACTCGAATATTACGGCACCCCCGAATACGACCCCGAGGCTGACGGGGTGGACGTGGTGGTCAAGTCCCTACCTAACGTTCCCAACACGGATTGGTTGGAAGTCTACTATGATGCGAAGGACTTGGCGGATGGGGCTCTCTCGACGACATCTGGTGCTATAACAGGTTTGGGGGGAACGACTATTAATGGAACAGCCTTTGGTGACCCACAGGTTTCTAACGGAGCTTTTGTTTTCGACGGTTCGGGGGATTATATCAGTGGTACACTTCCGAGTAGTGTCACCGGTGAATGGGTGCACTCCATGAGTATATGGTTAAAAGCATATTCATTTGGTGACAGTATTATATTCATAGGGAATGTAAACTTAAATAGTCAACGAATTTCTATCGCTATATCTTCCACTGGTCAAATCACAATAGGGATCTCAAATCATAATGTCAAATATGCAAGTGCTTTCCCCCTTGATTATGGGTGGCATCATCTAACGTACACTTACGCTGGTGGTGCAGCTGGACTGGGTGCGATTGGATATAACTTATATATAGACGGTGTAAACATTCCCCAAACTGATGGAGTGGGGAGTGGAACACTCAATTTACCTACAGGTCCGAATTTCTTTGTGGGTAGTGGCTTAGATGGTGTAGGTGGGTTCACAGGTTCCATCGCGAACTTCCGCCTCTTCAACCGGGCCCTGACCTCCGACCAGATCTACCAGTTGTACGCCTACCAGAAGGAATATTTCGGGCACGGGGACTTGGGGATGACCCTCAAGGCTGGGCGCCTCGGGATCGGGACCTCGGAGCCGAGGGTGGCTTTGGATGTGCGGGGGGACGTGATTGCTAAGGGGTTACGAGAAGACGCTGGTCGTGACTATATATTGAGTTTAGCACCTAATATATGGTCGGTTGGTGGTGATTCCAACGATAGAATAACCAGTGGTGCAATTAACTTGGGTCCGCACACATTCATTCAAAAAGTCAGTGGAAGGTCAGTATGGGTTATGGGTGCAGAGGATACTTATGTAGATATAATGAGTGTAATTAGTAGCACTGATACCACAGTAACACAGGCTATTGCGCTTGGATTACCGATGGGTGTATATAAAGCTGGTATTCTGGCCAATCAAATAAAAGGGGGGACAACTACTGGACACACAAACCATACTATATCGTACAGTGCGAGTAAAGGTATAGCGTATGATAATTTCTCTCCAGGTGGGGGAGGGATAATAACCACAAGCACCTTAGATATGTCGAAAGAAAGTATCCTTGTCGTTCGACGAAATGGGAATACAGCATCTTTTTGGTATAACGGTGTAAAATTTGAAGAAATATCGTATACTGAAACTTTTAACGGCACCGCCCCCGATAGAACTAGGTTAGGTGCTCGCGACTTAGTAGCTGTATTTAACAATACACCAATAGGTTTAGGGTTCGGCGCTTATGCGGCATGGGAACGGGCACTCACAGACATTGAAATACGTTACCTCACATATGATAAGATGACCTCGATATAAATACCACTCTATGAGCAACCTGATCACTAAATAAACTTTCCTCCAAAGTGCCTCCCACTTTGTAAGAAAAAGAGTTCCAAGTCCGTAGGACTTGTCCCTTTAAAAAAACCTCCCCAAATAGTAGAAATGAACGGAAACGATACGTTCTTGGATGTGAACAATGCCCACCTCAGGGTGACGAGTGGGAACGTGTACGCATCGGCGTTCAACCTTGACCAGATCGATATCGTGATGAGTTCGAACACAGCATCTACCGTGAACTTCAATAACCCCACGAAAGCGTTCAACGCAGCCTCGAACATTGAGGTGGGTACGGCGAACCTTTTTGTGGATACGGTGAACTCGAGGGTTGGTGTGGGGACGGCGAGCCCGGCGACGACCCTAGATGTCGCCGGTGACTTGAACGTCAGTGGTAACCTGACCATTATCGGTACGAGGACGACCCTTGACACGGAACATCTCATGGTTAAGGACCCCATCATAGAACTCGGGAAAGGTAACACAACCTTACCCGGCGTAGACCTCGGTCTCATACTAACACGTCCGGCGACTACCAGTAACGTCGGTATAATCTTTGATGAATCCGAGAGTACACTCGAGATTGGGTACACACAAGGTAACGCATCGGATTCGACTATCACCATGCAGTCGGCGGCTACGGAACCCCTGAGTGTCAATGTGAATGGCACCATATCCGGAAACGGTTCGGGGCTTACGGCTCTAAACGCGACTAACATAACAACTGGGACACTCGACCGAAACACTACAGGGTCGGCGGCAACCCTCACAACCCCTAGATCTATTGGGGGCGTAAACTTCGACGGGTCAGCGGATATCGTACCTACAACCTTTGGGGCGGCAACCTTTGACACGGATACTCTCGTCGTCGATTCTGTGAATAATAGGGTGGGGATTGGGACGACGAGTCCTTCTTCTCAGTTGGAGTTATACGGAGCAGGGAAGGATTTGACCTTTAAATATGATACGGGTATTAGCAGACGGACTCCGGGAACTCGAGATGCATACTATTCTGGTTTAGAAAACAGCATCAAAAGAGTTGGTGACAGAAATGTGTTTGATGGATCGTTATTCACACCGGACACCACCCATGAAATATTAATGGGATTTTCTGA